GAGATCGTCGCGTTCAGCGGTGAGGGAGACGACAGCGGCCTCGGCGGCCTTGAAGCGTTCTTCGATGGTCATATACTATTGCGTAGGAGGTAAGGTTAAGCGGACTGCTCGAAGGCCGCGAGGGCCTCGGCGAAGGACGAAGCCAAGCCCGTAACAAGGTTCTTGGCGGCGGCTTCCCGGCCAGTGAAAATCTGGCCTTCCATGTCTTCGCGACGAGCGAGCGAACGCTTGCGGAGGACGGTCTGCTTGAACTCCTCGTGCATGGCCTCGACGGCCTTCTGCTCGAGCGCGCGCATCTCGTCGGTGTAGCCTTCGCCTGCGATGTTCGGGGCCTTGTATTTGCCAGCACGGAACACCTCGACCTTCAGCCCCATGTTCTTGAAGGCTTCGTCGTAGGACTCGTCCACGCTGATCACGCCGATGGAGCCCACCATAGCCGAGGGACTGGCGTAGACCTGGTCGGCCTGCGAGCCGGTGTAGTAAGCGCCGGAGGCCATCAGCTTCTTGGCGTAGGACATGGTCGGTAGAGGGATGCTCGCAATCTTGTCGGCGAGTTCGGGCGTGCCGACGACAGTGCCGCCGGGCGAATCAATCTCGAAGGCGATGCGCTGGACGGCAGGGTTGGCGAGGGCTTCGTCAATCTGCTCGCTGACTTCGGTCATGTCCATGGCCCCGGTGAGTTTCTCGAACTTGGTCAGGCCGACACCTAGGAAACCCTGTAGCGGGATGACCGCCGTGCCGCCCTGCGTGACGTAGGGCTTGGCGACAGGGTTGAAGAACATATCCAGCACGCTGTCCACGACGCCGTACTTCTCGGCGTACTTCATGTGGTTCGCGGCCTTGATGGGGTCGCAGAGAAGTGGCTCTCTTCCAGAGAGTCCGTTAATTAAGCATTTCACGGGTTAGATGGTTCGGGGGGAGGAGGGAGGTCGAGGTTATCAGCGACCGCGTCAGGCGTCTGGCTGTTAGCCTGACCCTGCTGCAGCCAGTTGAAGGCCGACTGGTAAAGCATCCACAGCGGAAGGTTCCGCTCCTTGGACTTCTGGACGAGCTTCTCCATCTCGACGGCGCGCTGCTCGAGCACCTCGTCGTAGGTCATGCCCTTCTTGCCGAGTATGGCCTGCGCCGTGGTCAGACCCATCTGCAGGTCGGCTCGGTCCTGGGCGGCTTCGCGGCCTGCGTCCACGGTGATGTCGCGGGGCGTGATCCAAGACTTGCGGTTGAAGTCCGGGTCGTCGGGCAACTTGCCTTTGGCGATGGCGTCCGCAATCACGTAGTCGTAGACGCGGTCGAGGCTGTCGATTAGGATGCTCTGCCACTTGGCCGCCCAGCGGGAGACCTTGCTGGCGACTAGACGGACAGAGGCCCCGCCAATCTTGGACGGGTCAACCTGGTACTCGTAGGGGAGGAGACGAACGATGTCGCGCTCGATGGCGGTCATCATCCCGATCCACGCTGGCGAGGGGCGATTATTTTGCACCTGGCTGAAATCTTCATTGGAATCGACGACCAGCACCTTGCCGCCCATCTGGCTGGCCATCTTCTCGCAGGAATTGAAGTCGCCGGAGAACTTGGACGCAGGGTCGTCTTGAAGCACCCCGCCTTGCTTCTTGAGCAGCATAACGTGGTCTGACGCCGCGCGGCACGCGGCCTTCTCGAGCTCGTAGATTTCCAACTGGTCCTGGACCGAATTGAGGCTAGACTGCAGTACGGGGTAGCCGCGCACTGCGGACGGGCGCTCGAACTCCATGACCTGGAGCATGGACTGAGAGGGGACGTAGCGGTCACGGGTCTCACCGTCAGTGTAGACGTTCCAGCCAGTGATCTCGCCGTAGGTTCCGAGGTAGGCTCCGTCCACGTTGTTCGGGTCGAACTTGGCGGCAGGTGACCCCACTCGGTGACTTTCGAGGATTTGAATCTTCGGGACCCCGGTCTTCGGGTCGTTGGTCAAGATGCCAAACGAGTCTCCGTCTACCAGAGCACCGGACATCCACATGGCCTGAATCTGGCCTAGGTTGTAGCGGTTCGTCAGGTCGCAACGCACGGCCCAGTCACGGAAATAGTTCTGATGCGCCACGGCCACCTTGGGGTCTCGGGCGTTGGACTGCACGACGAGGCCGTCGCCGACGGAGACCAAGACGGCTTCATCGACGCACTGCTTGTAGATCGGGCTGTTTCGGACGGCCCATCGGGACTTCGCCACCATGGAGATGCGCGTGCCAGAGGTGACCTCCTTGCGCTGGTCGCTCACCGCGCCGACGAACAGCATACGCCGCGAGCCCGACTGGGTCGTGCTGGCGAACTGCGAGTAGGAAGCGGTGGCCCCCTTCTTCGGCTTCTTGGCTTCTGGATTGGTTTTCTTAGGCATCAGAGGTCAACACGGGAGTCCCAGGTGATCTGCACGGAGGTATGAGCACCGCCATAGCGCTTCGGGTCGATACGGGACAAAGCGTAGTTAATCTCCAGCAGGCGGTCGCGCGGAGGCATCCCGAACTGCTTGTTGACCGACGTGCCGGAGTCCGAGTAGGACGTCACGGCTTTCCCAAGGTCAGCCAACGCCTCTTGCTTGTATTGCAGCAGGACGTCTTCGGGTACGCCGACATAGATGCCGAGGGCCATATACTATTGCGGGGTGGGTAAGGTTTGCACCTCGTCCCGTCCGATGAGACCCCAGCGGGCCGCGATGAGCATCCCGAGAAGCTCGCAGTCCAAGCCGTGGTTGTGCTTCACGCCCTGGCGCAACCGCCAGATCGGCTTGCCCCCGACCTCCTTTACGCGGACCTCAGAGTTGAGTTGTTCCACGTAGGCAGGGTCGGCATCACGGGCGAAGGTGAACACCTTGCGGGCTCGCATCCCATGGAACAGGTCCTTGCCAGACAGATTGGACCACACCACCAAGGCCGTGGGCGTGCGGACGCCCGGGACATGGATCGCGGTAGGCGTCGCGTAGAACCTACGGACGGTCTCGCCTGACTTCGTCTTGACGTTGAAGTATTCCTGGCCCGAGCCCTTGGCACAGTACCACCCACGGACGGCGCACTGCTTGTAGACCTCCTGCGTGGAGTTGCCGTCACCCGAGTCCACCATGACGAGCTGCGGGTGGACGCCATGCTTGGCCGCCAGCGCGTCGAGGCCGGACCAATCCGTCAGGCCGTCCACGCTCTGCACCTTGCCGAAGTGCACCAGACGGCTGTGGCCAGTCCGAGCCCACTGCCTGACGACCGTCCAGAAGTGGTCGCCCTGACAGTCGATGGATAGGGTCTGGAAAGTGACCGAGCCTTCGGGTGCTCCGGCCTTGTCCACGATCTGACCGCGCGGGCCGATGGCGGCCACCGCCTCCCAAGGGTCGGCCATCGCGTAGTCCGAGGACTCCGTCGAGACGACGAGGCTTCCGGTGTCATCGCTCCAGGGCAGTGCTAAGAACTGCTGCTTGAATACCATCCGAGGGATATTGTCCCCCATCTCTGCTGACTCCTTCGCCTTGATCATGTCCACGGCCAGAGACCCCCAGCTCGTAGACGCAAGGGCGTTGACGTGCAGTCCGACATAGCCTGCCTTCTCGGCCTTGGACGTAGCCTCGAACCCGGCGCCACGCTCGACCTCGTTGCAGATGGTACGGACCTCGTCGTTGTCCTCCATGCGGTGACGGCACTTCGAGCACTCGTAGGTCGTGCCTTGTTGCACGGCCTCAAGGTCCCAGCCGTCTATCATCTTCGCCCCTTCGGGGAAACGAACGTAGTCCCATAGCCAGGGCTGGCGATGGTTGCACGACGGGCAGACGAACATCCACTCCCGCTGGTCGGTCATCAGATAATACTTCCAGAACTCCGCACCCTGTCCCTCGACGTTCCCGGGCTGGCTCTCGTAGATCGCCTTGCTTGCGAACGCCGCCGCCTTCAGTCGGCTCATGCTCATGGCCAGCGCACCGTTCGGCCACTGCCAGCACTCCGAGCCTAAGACGTAACGGACGTGCAAGGACTGCAGGTGCTTCTCCGTCGAGGCAGAGCGGTTGTGAATCAGCGAGCCGTCCGCGAACCTAAGCGTCCCAGACTTGTCGTTGTCCTCCCCGGACATCTGCGTGCGGATGTCTCCGACCTGGTCGAACAGCGGCCTTAGTTCGTTTAACGTGAACGCCTTCGCCTTGTCCTGCGAGTCGAGGAAAATGGCCATCGACGCACGGCGGTTCGCCATCAGGTAAGCCGCGTTCAATTTCAAGGTCAGCGTCTTCCCGCAGCCGATTGCCCAGGGCATGAACAGACGCGAGGTCGTCGGCGCGTTGAAGATGCGGACCGCCTCACCGATCCACGGCCAGCGCTTCGGATTGTACCCGCCATCGAAGACGCCCGCAGGAATCTTCTTCACGTTCTCCTTCAGGTAAGCGACAGGGTCGCTCAAGGCCGACGGCCTGACCACGGCCAGCCCTTCCTCGAAGAGCTCGTCGGCGTTCACGGCTTCGG